GGATATCCGGGGTGATGACTTTTGGGAGCTCACTCACTTTTGGAGCAACAGTGAGCGGAAGCGACTCGACGACAACGGCGTCATCTGACGTTATCACGAGCGTTGAGTGTCCCTTCTTTGGTGTTGGAGCGGGACGGTCATACTCCATGCTGCGCAAGGTGAGGAAGGGCTTTAGAGCTTCGGTGAGGATTGCCTTCCGCCTCTTAATTGATGTGCCCTCAGGAACCAGTGGTATGTTCGCAAGGGCGGTTTCACACACGCCCTGCAAATAATGCTGGTACGCTCTCCAGTCACATTTAGGAACAGATTGGGAGACGTATAGGTCCATCCAGCTGCCTTCGTTGACGTTCGGAAAACCTGCACCCGTGCTGACTGCCTGAAGAGCCCACCACTGGAATGTGTTGGGATGTTTGGCTTTAATCTCTTCAGGGGTCTTGGCTCCAAAAGGGTCCCTCGTGCCCATAATCCTACTTCCAATGGTTGAAATAGCGCGGACAAGGGGGCCAATAATAGGCGTGTTGGAGTCATTGTACATAAAGGCGACAGATTTCTCCCAAATACGGTAGGCAGGACAATGCGCATCGTTAGACACGTCAAAGAACTTAGACAGCGTCCTCTCAAATGAGCAACAACTATCATTAGATCCATACCATACGTTCGGGGAGTAGACACGTGCGAGAAAATCCACGTAATCATCCGGACCCACGGGCAAGAGTTGGAGGGGCTTAGTCCATCTCGTGGGGGTCAATGTGGCAATTTCAATCGAGAGGCCCAACTCCGTAGCGACTTTTTCCAGCTTTTCGGGGTCAGAGATTGCAGTGAGACCGTCGTCACCACCGTATATTCCAAGAGCTTCGAATGCGGTGCGAGCATCCATTCCGGTACGTCGTAGGGCGCAGAAGTTGGTGAAAGCGTTGTAAGTGCTACCCATGATCGAGGTATTATTATCACCAGATAATTGCGAGTATCCGGAGTTGTAGAACAGGCCATCTGAGGTGCGCACAGTCCTATCATACCTTGTCTCAAGCAGGGAGTTGATCTCATCATGGAAACGTGGATACATTTGGCTATAGAGCTTAGCAATGAAATATCTGGCAAATGCATTAACGGTACCATCAAAGCGGGAGTAATCTGTCTTAACCAGCTTAAGGCGCCTGTCTGACGCGTGGGAAGCTAGCTCTGCCACCCGCGTTGCCACACTCTCACAAGACCGTCCAAAGGCGTACCACCCGAAAGTCTTCAGGTAATCTGCCATTGGATATGTGAACCTGGCGAAGGCGAACTTCACTGGTCCCTCTTCTGTGACAATGTTGCGTGCATCATTTATTGAAAGGTACTTCTCTGCCTTCTGGAACTGCGCCGGACTCTTCAGAGTATCTGGGGGCATCCCTGCTGCGGCCATTAACTGCTGCTGCTGGGACGGCTTTGGCATCCGACGGGACACTTCCTGCTCATCACACGGTACGAGACCTTGGGGACATGACTCGGAAAAGAGGGCGCAGAACAAATCCACATCCATATAATAATCCTTGTCAACCTCTCTGTGCTCAGCCGCTTTCTCCTGGGGGGTTATGCAGCGGGACATTATTCCACCTGCTGTATTTTCTAGTGACCTCTGCATGACGCCACCGCGCTCAATGATGTTTTCACCTGCGCGCTTCATCCCGGTGTCAAGAACATCTGGGACGCCATTTCCATCTTCGTCAAGATGGGCCACAGTCACTGACGTACTGTGGTCTTTGGCCCTCAACTTAACCGTGAAGGCATCGGTGCTCATGGTGGCCGCCATAGCCTCCTGGTCCAACTGCTTGAGCGTAGCATAAATGAAGTTGACGAGCCTGTTCCTCTCATCTGGGTCAACATCATCTTCCCTCGGGACAATTCTCTCTATCTGGGACGTGGAAACGTCAGGAAGTGCGGGGGCCTTCTTGCCAACCTCCACCAACATCCTGGATCTCACATCCGCTACGAGCTGTTCCCAAACCCACGTGTCCAGCCGCTCACAATCATGGCTTCCAGCGGGGGCAATCCAAGTATCTGCTCCCTGCACTGAAACCAGAGCACCACCAAGTGCTACCTTCCTCCGCTCTAGTCCAACGTCCTGAAAGGAGAACGACGTGCTTAGGGGGAGTAACACAATGATTTGGCGGTCCTCTGATTGGGCATACCTAAGGACCTTGAAAGTGCGCAACACCGTCCTCCGTGAAACATATAGCATGTCATCGGGGTAGTCCCACAACTGA